CGTCCAGCGTATTTCTTGCGGAGCGTTCTGTTACGTATGAACGTGTCGCTTACAAGCGGCTTGGTGCCGCCTTCTGCAACAACCGCAACGGCGCCTTCCTCGGTAAGCTGCTCCATACGGATGACTTCTTCCGGTACTTTGGCCACCTGCGAGTTCGGGATAACGTCAAGGATGAAATTTTCCGGGTGGCGGATAAGCGCGATGTCATTCTCCACAAGGTAGTTTTCCACCAACGGGAGGCCTACGCCGGAACCGTTGGTCACTGCGCTGGAGTTCGTGAACGCCGCGGCGGCCTTCATTGCGCTGAAGGTGAATCCAGGCAAATCTTTTTGGTTCTTTATCGCGTCTACGATTTCCTTGTGGTTCTCGCGGACGTATTTCCGCAATTGGAACTTCTCTTTCTGCGAGATGATTTCCCCGTTGTGCTTCTCGATCTTTTCGAGTGCCTCGGCCACGTTCTTGATCTGCGTGGCAAATGTAACCACGTTGCCCCTGTCGTCCTTCTCGGTCTGCCCAAGCACTTCCTCAAGGGCTGACTTCAGAGAGGCCGAATAGGTCTCGTCCTTTTCTTCCTGACGCTTTGCCAGAACTTCGTCCAGCGCGTTAAGGAACTTTTCCTGCTCTGCCTCAAGCGTTGCCCCTTGTTTTTTCAAGGCATCGATAAGGCTGATGTTCTTTCCGTTCATTTCGTTGTTTTTTTTAGATGAATGTTACTGACTTCTTCGGAGTGGTGTCGTCCGGCTCCTGCTTTTCGGAAGTGGACTTACCGGCTTCCGCATATTGTATCGGTGTGGCATCGTTCGATCCGAACAACACCATGCTTCCTTCTTTAGATATTTTGGCTTCCTCGATGCCCCAGAAATACCCAGCCTCTATGGCCGCTTCCTTGTTTGCTACATTTTTGATGTTCGCGTCGAAATATGCCTTGTATTCGGCAAATTCCTTTGCTGTGTCGTCGATGGCTAGGCGAATCTTGACGTACTGCATCCTCACCGAGTTCTGCACCGGCATCTTCTGCTCTATTATATCCCTGGCCGTCTGGTTTACTATGGCTTCCTTCGGTATCTCGTAAATCAGCGCCTGGGTATTCCCTTCGTAGTTTTTGCCAACGAAAGACCACGGCACGTCTTTAACGTATGCGTTCACGTCTTTAGGCCAAGCGATCACGTCTGATATTTTCAGCGAGTGGTCTGCCACGTAGAAAATACTGCCGTTGACCTCCTTCAACGATTTGTTCCAGATCCCATCGAAATGTACGTCGCCGTGCGAATCGAAATATTTGGTGGCGTTGATTACGGGATAGAAATAACCTTCTTTCAGTCCTAGCAGCGATTTCGTTTCGTCGGTTACCTTGAAAAGATTGAACGTGCCCAACTGCCCTTTTTCGCAAGACTTCTGTATCGCGGCCTTCTTCAGTTCTATGATGGACTTTTCGTTCTTCACCAATGCGGCGAACATTTCCGTTTTGTTGGCGAACTCACGCGCCAGCTCGGCACACTTTATCATTTCAGTACGTCTTTGTCGTTGTTGGTCTTGTCGATCTTGTCTTTTATGGACTTTTTCAACTTCTCGTTTTTCGTCTTTTCCTCGACCTGTTCAAGTTTCTTATTTTCCATTGTACTTGTCGCTTAAAGATTGTAGTGCCGCCTTCACGTCCTGTCCAGATTGGGATAATGACGCGAGGTTAGCTATGAGTATGCTGTCGCTTTCCAAAGCGGTTTTCTTGTCCTCCTGCAACGCTTCGACCGTTGAAAGATCTGCAAAGAACTCTAGGTTATCCGGAAGGTAGAACGCTTTTGTAAGGTCTTTCGCCTTGTTCTCGCAAACGCCTTTTACCACGTTCTGCCAGAGCGCCTTTTCCGCATCCTTCTGGTTGGCGAACGTCGAACTATCTTTTTTAGGTATCAGTTCCTTGTTCACCCCGAATGTACCCGCTATGGTAACCGCATTGGCCTCGGTCTCGTCGAACGGCTGAAGCTCCGCGATGGTTCCCAACGTTTTTACGAACCTCAATGGAATCGATGAAATCCCTATGAAGTTCTTGTCGCCCGTTATCCCGTTCCTGTTCTGAAGGTCGGAAAGTATGGCGTCCCTTGTTACCGGGTCTACCGTTTCCTCAATGCTCGACTTCAATGCCGCCGCGTCCCTTGACAATATGCCGCCGTTCCCGTTCTTCTTGTATACGTTGTAACGCGCTTGGTAAACCTGCATCACGTTGTCGATGTTCCTTCGCACCTTGAAAAGCGGGGATGTAGCCTTCCCGTCGGCCCCGATTCCAGTCAATGTGGTGTGCAGAATGTATCGCGGCTTTATGGAGTGCTTGTACATGAAGAACGTCCTGTAATACTCGATAAGTTCCTGTTTGTCCTTCACCAAAAACGGGTTAGGTACGGATTTGAAGAACACAGGTTTTGTCACGTTCGGCTGCAACACCCACACGTTGCTGATATTGTCGATTGTCGGGTTTACTATGCTTTCCGGGGTCTTGGTGTAAATGTAACTGTTTCCGTCAGCGTACTCTGAAAAAACGCTCTTGTAAACCAGATCCTGAATCTTGTCGAACGGGTTAGGGGATTCTACCAGCCTTGCAAGATTGCCTTTTGGCTCGTAGACCTCAAGGGTCTTCTTGTCCCTCAACCTATATCCCACCGATGCCGCGCGGTCTGCGATGGCGTCTATGGGAATAAACACCTCGGCAAGGTTGCACGCTATCTCGTATGCATTCTCGTCGTCAAGTCTAAGAACGTTGTTGTTGTCCAGCGTTGACAGGTACTGCATGAAATACGTGAACCATTCCCCCGTGTTGTCCTGCTCGGCAAGACCCGATGGGCTGGTAACTTTTTTCTTTGGTCTGTTCCACCACGCCATATAACGATGAAAGGGCGGCCTACATCTCTGTAGACTGCCCTTCTTTAGTCGGTTCGATCAATCGGTTCATTGTTCAGGGTAGCGTGCATATTCACACGCTATAAGTCGCAAATATATAAAAATCTATCCGTAAAGCAATTTTTTGTATTTAATCTTCAAAATGTTGGCGGCAGAACATAGCGAATCAATCGCGTCCTTCTTGTGCTTGTTTTTTTTGTCGTCGTCTCGGATGTAGCCCGTTACATGGGATATGAACGCGGAATACTCCGTATTGCTGCGGTATTCCTTATCGAAAACAAAATATTTCTGAACGAACTCGTAATGGCTCAATATCCTTACCTCTTTGGCTATCGTGGAATGGAACGGCTTTACGTTGGCGTGGTTAGAAAGGTCGCGCTTGAGCAATAGATAAGCCGCCGTTCCAACGCCGTTTGCCTCAAGGTATATGTCCTCGATGTGGTTCAGTCTCGCCTTCTCTATCGCCCTGTCGTTAACCACCTCGATGCCGTCCTTGGTGTGTATCACGTCTTTCACGAAACAGGCGAGTTGTCCGTCCATCACCGACACGAAAAAGAACGGCTGGCTGAAATGGTCGCCCCCTTTGTCCGCTGGGTCGCCCACGCTGAAACGGTACACGATAGATTCTTCGGGTATATTCTCCAGGTCGTCGAACCGCAGTTTGGACAACGGCAGCAACACGCCTTCTGGTTCGGTTATCCATCCGCCGTTTACGATGTTGTCGTATTCCGTCGGATTGTCTTTTGCCAGACGTTCGTAGTCGCGCCGTATGTTCTGCGGCATACGTTCAACGTCCCCGTCAAGGTAAGACGTATGGATGTACATCACGTTGTCCTTGACCGTGTTGCTTCCGCCTTCTATTCCCCTGCTCTCGAAAAACTCGCGATATATCCAGTGATCGGTTACCGTCGGGTTGAGTATGAGAATGGAAAGGTTACGTTTGGTCTCGCTCCTTATGGAATAAAACACTTTCTTGAAAGTCGCGTAGTCGGGTATTTCCTCGGCCTCGTCTACGACGAACAGGTTGAACCCGGAAAGCGATTTAAGGTTCGCCGTCTGCTGGCTTGATCCCGTCTTTATTCCCTTGAACGCCATCCTTGCGTTTGCGGTCTCTATATGGGTGTTGGTGTCGGCTACCATGCCGCCGTAACCTAACAGGTCTATCTTGTCACTGACCTCGGGCTTGATGGAATCGGTTATCGATACGTTGGTGAAACGGGTGTATAGGACGTTCCATTCCGACTGTACAAGGGCAATGAGGGAGAATATGGATGTGGTGTGTGACTTTAGCGAATAACGGCCGCCTGTCATTATAACCGTATCGACTTCCGGGTATTGCTCCGGATCTAGAAGGTCGAAAAGCGGCTCGAACTTATAGCATATCTCAAGTTCGGTCTCCATCGAATTTCTTGAACACTACCTTTGTGGTCGCGCTGGGCATATCCTTCCCGTTGGTGGTGTGGTCTACCTTGTCGCCGTATTTCGAAGAATCCATTTTTCCCAACATCCATTTTCTTGCATCGACCTGAAGGCGGTTTCTGGCAATGACGTTGTGGTTTACAACGGGGCCGTTCTCGGTCTCGATGATGTCGTTTTCCTGTGCGTCGGATATTTTAAGGATTTCCTCGAATATTGCCTCTGCCCTTATTTGCCTTGCGCGCGCGTATTGTTTACCGATGGATTCATCTTCTTCTACCCATTCCAAAAAAGTCTTGTTAGACGGCAGTATAGACCTATCCGCACCGTCAAGCAAAGACCTGACGGGATTTCCTTTGCATACGTGGTCGAATATGCATTCAAGGGCTTTTTCTTTCTTTTCCGGTGTCCAAGTCATTGCAACACAATTTCAGAATGATGTTCTTTTGTAAGATAGTACAAAGATATTGGAAGTCTGAATTTTTTTATTATCTGAAATATCCTGTCATCAAATATTGGTGAAACTATACACATTTTTGTAAACGGTATATTTCTAGATTCT